CAAGGGTCATCGCCTTCGTCCCATGCCGAGTCTTCGTCCTCGGTAGAAGGTAAGCCGTCATGTGTTGAACACACTGGTGGACCAACCCACTTGTTCTCTAATCCCATCTTAAGCCATGAGTCAAAATCCATTTTAGACATCGCCCCAATTCCTTTCTGCTCTCGCAAGAGCCTGCTTCTCGGTTTCTTCTACAATCTCGCCCCACTCTTTCTTAAAGCGGGACTCAGACCATTCGGGTCTAACGGTGTGTGGCACCGTCATTAGCAGTGTAGGGATTCCGTTATGGGCTACACGTGCTATGACACTTGGGTCCACGTCAATGTACCAGTTGATGCGTCCATAAACAGCATGCAGATTACTAATTCTTTCAACCTTGGCTTCCACAGTATTTTCAGTAATAAAATCAACCGTAGATGCTTTAAAGTTTTCACGCTTTAACCAACTAAGACAGCCCTCTTGGTTCTCTACACCATGGGCAAACACCACCATGCGACCGCTGTATGCGGGGAACAGCGTGTTCCATAGTTTCCGACCCTCAGGTGTTGGTTGTCTTGCTCCGACATCGTCACTTACAAGGCTAGGTACCGAGAGGACGTCTAGCGACATGATGATCATCAGTCGTAGAGACCTAACTCAATTCGTTGACGGTGCGTGTAGTACTCGGCGGCTGGGCAGTACATGCAGAGGTACTGGCGCTTATCTTTAGGAACACCGACCTTGCGACCGACTGTCTTATCATCTGCGCACCAGTCAATGCAACCTTGCTTAGGACGGTTGTGACGGTTAAAGCACTTAAGTGCATCTACCTTCAACTCGTCACGAGTGTCACGGATGTAGACGTCATTCTTTTCTAGTTCACCCTTGACGGCTGTCTCGGTGTCTAGTTTCTTGGCGGTCTCTTCGTCTGTGCGGAAAATGATGGCGTTGCAGTCTTGGGGGTTCGGAACCTGTGCGTTGTGACGGTCACAAAGTTCACGCAACTCTTGGTCGTACTCCGCAGGTCCGTCATACGGTTTCATCTTGTACATGACACCGTGTGTTTTGCATACCAAAAGACGATGCGCTTGATCATTAGACATGTTGTGCTCCTAACTTCGGTCTAGCCGAAGCCTACTACAACTTATTAATCCTTGTACAGGATTTCTGCGGGATCGTGTCCTCGGTAACTCATGTCTTCGGCATCTTCCATGTCTGCGTAGCCTAAGCGATCCTTAGAGATGCTGTCTTCTGGCTCCCAGTTCTTACCCGCTACATTTCCTAAATTGGCGTAGTCGTTGTTAAGAACACGTGGGTCAGTTGACATTTCTCGGCGCATGGAATTGCGCATACGGTTTACTTTGTTGAGGTGTGGCTCGCCCACTGGGTTCATACGATGATCGTGTGCCATAGGTAGTCCTTATCGGTGTAGGTGTGCTTCGGGGGCGTTAGCCAAAGGGGTGCGCTCTACTATGCCGTACTGTGCTTGGAGTTCCATAGCACGCACTGAAGCATCAGTTGGGTCAAGGTCACCACCACGGTCTGGTGTGGTGCTCTTAAACTTACCGTCTTTAGCGCCAAGCACCAAGTCATTGTTCATTGAGCGGGTTTCGTTTACAGCCATAGTATTAATCCTATCACGGTTTCGGGTTATTTAAAGATTGACGTATTTTATTAATAGCCTCTTCGCCCATTGTCCTACGCTGTGCACGAGTGCGTGCTGGCTTATTAGCAGAAGCATTACGTTGTTCACGCATCTGTTGAACGCCAGCAATAGCCTTTTGTTGTAAATCGGTCAATGGTGGACGAGCAGAGACAGAAGGGGACGCTGGGGTACGGGCTGGGCGATTTGTAGCCATCACTGAGGGGGTGCGTTGCATTGGAGTAAACGCAGGAGTCTGTGCTGGTTGAGAACTAGACGCAGATCGTGCCTTGTTCTGAGACACTCCAGCAACAGCCTGTTGTTGTTTTGGGGTCAATGGTTGGCGGGCAGGGGCAGGAGTTCCTGGCGCTGGGAACGCTTGGTTCTGCGCAGGTGATCCAAATGGCTGTACTCCAGGGGCTGGTGGTGGCATTGCTTTACTAGGCAACGCTGGAGCAGGTGCTGGTTGCAAAGCGGCTTGATATTTCGCTTTGTTAACAAGTCCTACATATTGACTATAAAAGTTCTGACCAGCCCGCTGACTTTGTTGAGCCTGTTGCGCTTGTTGTTGCGCTTGAGCCTGCTGTTGATCACGGTTTTCACCAAGTTGTGATGCTAACTGACCAAACCCTTTTGCCATGTCCTGACTAGCGGTGTGCTGTTTAAGCAGGCTTGGGTGCATCTGCCCGCCCTCCCATGACTGGGTTGCGCCAGAGTTAGGTGCTCTAAAGGTGCCTCCACCTGCCTGCTGTTGCGCTCTAGGTAATCTTCCCTGCATCCATGATGGGGTACGGTTTAGGTAACTTGCATTCATTGACTGCCAACGAGAATTACTTAAGTTGCCAATGTAGTCACTGTCATTGTTAGCCATAATTACATCCCCAAACTTTGCATTGAGTAACGACTAGATCCTGAGAAGTTATCTTCCATGAATGTACCATCACGGAACATCACAGGAGCGCCAGAAACCCACGAACGGTTAGAAGCCGCATAACGGTCAATGTTAAGCACATCCATTATTCCCATTGTCTGTTTCTCAAAGCCACGGTTCTGTGGGAATACTTGCTGTGGGTACACAGGGCGGATCTGGCGAATGGTGTCTGGGTCGGATACGGCGTTCTGCAATGCCATGTCAACGAGCATCTCGGTGTGAGATTGCCACGGTCGTGGGGTAGGCAGTTGTTGAGCCATTAGTTAGTTGTACCAACCGTTTTTGTATTTATCTTCACGGCTTTCACGTGCAGATAACTTAGGGCGTGGCATACCGTATGGGTTTGCATCGTCATTACTGCTCTTCTTAGGCTTGTCTTTACCAGCATCACCAGTTTTGGTCTTTGGCTTCTTTGGTGGTTGTTTACCACCATCACCTGCCATGGCTTTGTAAATGTTGCGTGGGGACAAATCAGAAATACGTGCTTCTTGACCTGTGTACTCAGGGGTGTTTGGGTCATCCAAGTCTGGATTTCCTGGACTGCCCATGAGAGCGTTCTTGATGCGACTAGCACCCTTTTGTATACCACCAGAGGCAGGGTGATTACGCATCTTGTATGCGTTCATGTCAACAATGCGTGCACCATTGCGTGATTCGTCATTACCTCGTGCCATTACTTTTTAGGCAATCCCAATTGAGTAATACTCCTCTTTGGAGCCATACGCCCTTCAAGCATCGCTTGAAGGTCATCAATAATTGCATCCGTACGATCTGGGGTTGGAGTATTCGTACGTGATTCACGGTCTACTTTACGGCTTGGGTGATTCTCTGAGCGTTCTCCACGTGCCATGATTACTTCTTTTTCTTCTTAGCAGTTGGCTTGCCCTTGCCGTAGCGTGGGTCTTTCTTGTCGCTAATACCGCAACCACATGCTTTACACATATTACTTACCTGCCTTTTTCTTTTTATCTTTGCAGTTACAACCACATGATTTACAAGACATGATTACTTCCAGTTCGGTGCTAGGGATTTAAGTTGGGAACGGCGCTGGAGGCTAATTTCTGTAGCCTCGTCACGCTTTTGGTCTCGTGAAATACCACGAGGACCGACTTTACCGTCATTAGTAAGTCGCACAGGCTCTGCCCCTGTAGGAGCAAACTTCAAACCTTGTGCTTGATACTGAAGAGCAGTATAAAGGTTGAACTCATCGGGCCATAGGTAATCGCCCGCATTAATCCGTTCACCTTTATGCACACCACGTGAATACTGACGGGCATTCATTCGGCTGAGTGAGCCAAGGATCTTGTCTTGACGGCGGTTAGCCGACATGGTGCCGAGGTATCCGTCTGGATACTGGGTGTCAGCGCCTGTCTGGTAGCCCGATAGCGCTAGGTCTTTGGCGTTGCGGAATACAGGTGACGGACCGAAGTCGGACTGCGTGCCTACACCATTTTGAGCCGCTGGCGTCATCCATGATGTAAAGGTGTTTTTGCTCATATGCCCGTTTGACCTTGTCCGCTCGGACTGAGCAGACCACCCATTATACCTCCACCTAGAGGTGAGATTGGGCGTATTGCATGACGGGCACCGCCACGCTCACCCGTCATAGATGCAGGAGTCCTACCAATAGTAGGTTTGCGAGGCTTCTTCTTGGAAGCCATAATCACATCTCGTTAGGTTTTTTGGCTTTAGGGTTAGGAATTGTTGCCTTTGGGTAAGTCTTATTGGCTACCGAAGGTGCCTCAATACGCTTAGTGCGCTTCCTAGGCTTTTCGTTAGGCAACAATGCTTGTCGCCGTTCACGCTTACCTTTACGATTTGCATTTAGTTTTTCTGAAGCCATTGCTTTAACAGTTGCATTGCGCTCTTCAACGTACTTGTCTCTGCCAGCCATATACTCATCGTGAGTAGCAGGGGCACCAACAGCCTTACCTAATTGACGAGGGTGTTGTTTCTTTAGGGCTTCTGGGTCTGTGGTAGTCATCCCACGACCTTCAAGACTTTCAACGGTGCGGGTGTTCGGATCACGCAACGCAATGCGTACGTTTCCTACATCACCAATCTTGCTTGTCTTAGTGGTGCTGTCACGCTCAATCTTAATACGGTTAGTCCACTTAACTGGGAAACCTGCGTCATCTGGACCGAGTGTCCCTGCTTCACGGGCAGGAGTGTGAATCATGGGGACAACAATCTCTTTAGCGTCTTCTGAAGACTTACCAGTGTTTGGTTCGTCCCATATTTTAAATGAAGATGCTGAACCCGCTCCAGATGCGAAGTGATCTTTGCGAGCCATTAACGACCAGACACATCGTATGGTTTGGCATAACCGTTCTTCATACCCCAGTCTTTATCCATCTCTGACAATCGTGCATCAACTTGTGCAGTTGTCATTGCTGGCTTACCGCCTGATCCCAATTTTCCTTGGGCATCAAGTTGTTTAGGGGAACCAGTTGGGCGAGTTGTCACCCATGATGGTGGTTCTGGTGGAGCGCTACGTATACCACGATGTGGTTCGTTATTTGCAATACGTCCTAAAATGCTCATAACTAGTTCTTCCACTCTCGTGTCATTTTTGCGTTCTCATGGGAAGCGCCAGAAGGAAACTGTTCACCAGTAGCCATATCAAAAGTGTTGCCACCACCAAAACGAAGTGAACCATTTTCAAATGCTGGTGCTTGGTCTGTCATGAATGAACCAAGTCGTGCTTCACCTTTTGCTGTTTGACCGTAGGTATTAACAGTGTGCATGTCACCATAACTAGTCACTTCATGACGAAGAGGGCTTGATGAACCTTTAGGGGTGTTGTGGAAGGTCATTCCGCTCTTTGGGGCGCCCAATGATTCAACGTTTGGCATCTTATTCAAGCCACGTGAATCCTTTTCATAGGAACGTGGTGCAGGTGCCGAAGGTGCAGGTGCAGGTGCCGAAGGGCGAGACATACCACCGTTATTGAACTGCGTAGGTTTTGATGGATATCCAGATTGCCCAGCACCACCACGAATCTTGTTAAAGATGCCCATAATTAGTCTTCAACTTTCGTAAAGAAGGATTTGTTTGGATCATAGTCAGGATGTTTTTCGTAACGAGAAAGCCACTGCTCTTCATCATCTGGCTCAGTTGCTACTGGGGTGGTTGCGCCGTGTGGGTTGTCTCCACGACCTGCGTTGTACGCACGATGGTGCACCATCTTGGCACGGGCGGCGGCTGGCAGTGTGCCTCGCAATTTTGGGCTAATTTCGTCCACGACTACCTCACAATTGGTTTGAAGGAGATAGCCGAAATGGATTCTCCGTTATCACCAATAATATCATCAAAGCCAATAATGTAAGTAAGATCAACACCACGTGGGGCAACAAAGCCTCTAGCAATGGCGGCGGCTTTTGCGGCTTGATTTACAGCACTTGCACCGATCGCTCGCATCTTTGGCGCTTGACCTGCGTTCACTGCACGGGCAAGAATGGATCCAACGCTCTGTGGGTTACTGGAACCCGATACTTTAAGGACGTCTTCAATTGGGGAATTAAGTTCTTGTGACATGATTGTACTCCTAGTAGAACAATGAATTAAATTGTTCCCAAAGTTTAGAAGTACTCTGCCTCTTTCAAGAGTTCTATCAGGTCATCTAGCCTCATCACAGCATATGACTCACCCAATGCTTTTTCCCCTTTACCTTTCCTCTTCACAACTAGCGCAGGAACTCCGTCACCTAAACGATCCGCCTGCCCTACAGTATCATTGAGCCAGCCACTGATGTTAAACGACTTATCGTTCTTGCACTGGATCGCAACCTCACGTTCGGTTACACGGCGCACAATGCCATTGATGTCACCTGTGTCCATGGCTCCAGCAAGGGCTGTTCTGCGGGCGTTCTTAAACCCTGCACTGATCAAGTACTCCTTGACCAACGTCTCAAAGGCTGTACCTTTGGCTTTGTGTTTGTTACCCATTGTTCTGTAGCCATTTGGTACGAAGGGTTTCGGCTTCATGAAACAACCTAAAGGCATGATGCTTATCTACTGGTTGGTTACACATAAACTCTTTAACAAGATCAACTAAATCTTTAATAAGGTAGTGCTCTTGTGGAAGTATTTGTTTTGTTGGACGAACTGGAACATTAATTCCTTCTTTTGAAATAAACATGTTCACTCCTTTGTGTATTTAGTAATAACAGGGTAGCCAGTTGTTGGGCACATTTCCAAATCTGGAGATATTGGGCTGGTGTAACTGCGGACAAGTAAACGCTGAACCCAACGATCGGTCCCGTCATAACTGGCTTGGAATGGCTTACGACCATGGATGGTGTTGGAGTTATCAATGATCAATAAATCACCTCTGCCCAGCGCTATCTCTTTAGTGTGCTTCTCTACAGCACGACCAAACTCTTCTAGAGCATCTTGGGACGCCACCGTGGTGCCACGCATTACAGACTTGTCGTAACACATGGTTGGTCGTCCATCTTTAATGCCCAAGACAGTTGTTGTTACAACCGTGTCAGGTTCACCCTTGGTTCTAAAACTGTCGTCAACAGTTGTTTCAAATAAAGGTTGAGATAACAAAGCAATGCATATGTCATCTAACTCAGGCAGTATGTCCTGTAACTGCGCATACGTTGTAAAGGCTTTAGGATCACCACGCAAGCACAACAGCATGATGTAGTCAGGCTTATAGGGGTGAAAGGCTGTCTCAGTATGTAGCGCTAAGTCCGCTTTAGATGACGATGATATTTGTGCGTACTCAGTCTTTGGGTTGGGCACAACGTTTTGAATCAGTCTGCCGTTTTGTTCTTGTTTGTAACCTACTGGTACGCCAAGGTTCTTTGCGTAATGAAACAAGGTGTCACGAGCAATAGGACAAGCATCCTCAGAAATGTTTGGTGTGATTGGTGTGATTGGTATTGGACCAATGGGCACATCTTTAAACAGAACAATGGTCATGGGTTGTATCGTGCTTGTCTACGCTCCTGCGGAGCAATACTGATACGGCGGCTTAGTTCTCGTGACAACACTTGTGCACCACGTTCACAGCGCTCAAACACTGAGTCCACCATCTTGCGGTACGCACGAGTATTCAAGTGCTCTTCCTGTTGTTCAATAACAGCAGGGTCAACATCTCGGCGGGCTTTAGCCAATGTAACGGTGTCACCTTTAGCGGTGTCGCTCCATTGACCGATCAAGCACTTAGCCTCAACGATACGACAGTTGTTTGCTTGTCGTTCTTCGCTGATCTCTGCTTCAACTAATTCTGCTTTGGCATAAGACACCCATGCCATGAACTCTCCGTAGAGAGACATCAGTTCAGCGTCTGATAACTCGTCCAGATACTGGGGTACCTGTGGCATCTCTCCCGCTGGTCTTGGGGGCATCGTGAACTTCTGATTGAATCTCTCCCTCACTGAGGAGTTGTCCTGTGAAGAGTTTGTCATTGTCATCGGTTCTGGTCGCAGTATTGTTCGCATCGTTTTCCTTCCAGCATGTGTTTTTGAATGGGCATTGCTTACATGTCTTATGTTCTGAATCCGTTACCCACGCTGGGCGCATGGGTGGGACTGATGAATCTAGCGCCCGAACTACCGTTTCGCAAGCGCTCAGAATAGGATCAACTAATTCTTGTTGGAACTGAACCACGAACTCTTTTACTTCTTGGGTGGCTTTCCACTCATAGATAAAGACCATGGTGTCAATGCCTGTGCAGTACATATACAGCATGGCTTGACGGACGTGAGACTGGAATGGCTGGCGGATGCGCTTCCACATCTCGTCAGGTTTACCTTCAGACTCTTTAAATATGTCGTAACTCTCAAAACGAATTGTGCCAGCGCCAACACTCTTGATCTCAATAAGGAATGGCTTGTCCTTACCATTATTGACAATACCGTCAGCATGTCCAAGGATATGAAACTGTTCGTTGGTTACAGGTACTTCACGATAGATAGGACCAGGGGTTCCGCATGACGGGCACTTTTGTGGACTCAAATCTACCCATTTGTGACTACAAATATCGTTCTTACACTGCCACGTACCGTGGAGAACGCCTGCATCACGAAGCCACCCTTGCCACTTGGCATGGATAGCGTGACCTTCTGCAAAGACGTTCAAGCGTTGAAACGCAAACTTCTCGTCTTCTTTCTCGTAGCCCTTGATGGTGTACCAAGACGAACGAGGGCACCAGTCCTTCTTAGCGATCTCGCTTGGGTGAAGGTGTGCGGTATCTCGTGTGGATGACAAGCGCTCTTTGATTAACTGCGCCTGCACAATAGGAATGACCTTACCTTTGCTGGTAAGAGCCTTCTTATATTCCTGTAAGTGCCATGGTGTTTCAGTCATCGTTTATTCCGCTCATCTCTAGAAAGTCGTCTTCAGTTAACACTACATACCTACGGTTGTTAAGGTCAAATTGCAGTACAGGAAGACGATCTTCCAATATGGCACGTTCAACTAACTCTGACAGGTCTTTGTGTTTAATAGTTATTTGTTTGGTATTGGTGGTGAACTTGTTTTCAATCAAGATATCGGCAGTGCGTACGTCATTCTTACGCAACCATCCTGAGCCTGAGCCAGCGTTCCGACTTCCTTTGTAGGACTTAGCACTTCGCTGTTCCTGTTTCTTGGATGTCTTATTAATGGCTCTGCGGTCATCACCACCAAGGATCATTCAAGACCAAACTTTGCAAACACTTCTTTAGTGATCTTGTCACGCAGGTCAATGTCTTCACGAACTGCTTGGAGCACTCCGTCCTTGCCCTGCCACTTCTGATCTCCATAGGAGTAGTAAGCACCTGCACGAGTAACCAACTCATATGCAATTGCAATGTTGACAACATCTTTTACAGTGTCGTACTCACCACGAGTGAAGCCAGTGGTGTCTGCAAAGTAGTAGTCAACTACAGCAACTTGCTGTGGTCGGTACGTCTTGTTCTTCATGGTACGAGCCTTGATGGTTTGACCAACAGTCTCGTCCTTGGCTTTAATCCATTCGTCACGCTTTACTTCAACACGGCAGAAGTAGTGGAAGTTCTTAGCCTTACCACCTGGGGTAGTGCGGTTGTCTCCCCACATCACACCGATCTTTTCACGCCACTGGTTGATCATGATGCCTGTGCACTGGCGCTCGTCATGAATCAGTGAGCGCTTCTGTGACTTGGATGACTTGCGGAAGAATTTACCTGTGAGGCGAGCACCAAGACCTACGGTGAACTCTTCCATCATCTTTTCTGATTCGTCACTAGGTACGAGGGCAGGGAGTGAGTCAATCACGATCATGTCAACGGCACGGTTGTCTAGTGCCTTGATGACAAGGTCATAAACCTGTTCCATGATGTTGGACTCAACGACCCACAAACGGTCAAGGTCTACGCCAATGCTCTTGGCATAATCAGGTACGTACTCTTCAGCCGCAATCCATAGCGCTGTAAAGTCTGGGTCAAGTGCTTGGTTAGCCGCAATTGTCTTGTACGCAAGTGCAGTCTTACCCGATGACTCTTCACCAATGATTTCGCTCCACTGGTTAGCGGGCCAACCGCCACCAAGCATGAGGTCATAGGCAAGAATGCCCGTGGTGATGCGGGGCATCAACTCACGAACTGAACTGCCTTTAACGAGCGTGCCGTCTCCGTACTTCTTGTTCATCGCATTGATGATTGAATTGAGTGATTCGTAGTCAGTCATTTATACTCCCCAACTTGATCCGTCGCCTTGTGAAAACCTTCCGTTCCAACCACACGAATAACAACGTGGGGCTGGCTGTGCTCCATTGATCATACTGTTTGATCCTCGTCCTACACGGCTAAATACATAAATACTTCCGCATTCAGGACAAGTTGAGTTTCCTTCTTTACGTGCCGCTTCTCCACCTTTCCATAAGCGAATAGCGTCACTCATGTTTAACTGGTCTGTGGGTGCACGATTAGGGTCCAATACTTCTTGGTTACCTTGTTGAACTTGTTGTTGTGGTTGCGCAACAGGGAAATTTAGAACAGGAGAAGTCGGAGGAGTTGCGTAAGTACGAGGCGCTGTTGGCTTCTCTCCTGCAATCTTTTTACTCCACCAATCACTCATCGTCTTCTTCCTCCATCAAGTTGTCTAACATTATTAAAATTCTCTCTGAGTCCGCCAGTTTGTTAACCATCGCCATACCGAATACTGTCAATATGGCAACAATCTCATCTTTAGGGGATACTAGTTTATCCGATTTCTCTAGTAAATCAGCAAACCAATTACCGCCTTCTATGATCTCGTTGTATATGTCAGTAGCAATAAAGACGCCCCAACGAGACAGGACATCTGCGTACTCCACTTCTCTTACATCTTCTGATGGTCTGGAGAAGCCCATAGTGCTGGCGTAATCCTGTCCATCAGGGACCGACAACATGAGATAGAAGTTACGTTGCTCTATATCTTGCATTACTTAGCGTCTGCCCAGTTATGTGCAACATTGCAGGACACCTTGAGAGGGACGCCACGCAGGATGACACCGTCACCCATGGCTTGAATAAAACGTGGCATGATTTCCTCCCAGGAATTCTCTGGTACTGCGGTCACGATTTCGTCATGAACCTGCACCAGCATCCTAGTATCAGTTCCTTGTAGGGCTTTTTCAATGTCAATCATGGCAATCTTGCAGATGTCAGCCGCACTGCCCTGAACTACGGCGTTAATCGCCTGTCTCTCTGCTCTGGAGCGCTTCTCATCGTCTGGGGACTTGATATCGGGCAAACGGCGCCTGCGACCAGTCAGGGTAGTTACATAGCCTTTGGCACGGGCTTGGGACACGATATGTCGCTTCCACTGGGTCAGTCCTGCGAACTGCTCGTAGTAGCGGTTGATCATGTACTTGGCACGCTCTTCAGGGATCCCTGTGGTGCGAGCCAGTTTCATATAACCACCGCCGTAGGCAGTAAGGAAGTTCACGCCTTTACCAATCTGACGCTCGTCACTGGTCACCTCTGATACATCTTTACCAAAGAGCAAGGCGGCAGCACCTGCGTGAATGTCAATGTCATTGTTAAAGATGTGGATCAACTCAGGATCTTTGGAGAACATCGCCATCACTCGTAGTTCAATTTGGTCGTAGTCAGCCACCATCAGGGTGTAACCCTTTGGAGCAATGAAAAGGCTACGGATACTGGACTCACGTGGGATGTTCTGTAGGTTCGGATTAGATGCAGACAAGCGACCTGTAGCAGTTCGGTGCAGGTTGTATGACGGGTGCAAACGACCTTTAGACAACTTAGGTAGTAACCCATCAACATAAGTTGATTTAAGTTTCTGAGTTTCGGACCACTGCAGGAGCAAAGTAAGCGCTGGGTGCTTGGACTCTAATCGCCTCAATGACTCTTCGTCTACTGATGGTGCGCCACCTTTAGTTTCTTTAAATGGTTTTAGTCCCAATCCACCTTCACGCTTCTTGTTGAACAAGAATGCTTGCTTATGCTTTGTGGAGTCAGGGTTGAAACCAACTGGTGCGTACTTAGCCAACTCCAACAGAGTGTCTCGCATCTTCCCGTCTAGTTCTGTACCCAGGATCTTCAACTGACGGTGGTCTACTGGGATGCCTTCGTTCTCCATCTGCATGAGGACACGTAACACTGCGGAGTCTTGTTCAACCACTCGTGTTAGGTCATCATGGTGTTTCAGATAACTAGACAGGCGCTCGTAGAGCATCCATGTCCAACGGGCATCAAGGTGCACATAGCGAGCCGCAGAATCAAATGGAACTAAGTCAATGATCTTGCCCAACTTACCTTCACGGGAGTAGGCGTTGTGCTTGTCATAGTTGTGTTGAATCAAACTCTCAAGTGAGTAAGACATCAGGTTCTCATTAATGGCGTGCTGTAGAAGCATGGTGTCCCTAAACGGATTGGATGGGACTTCGTTGTAGTACTTGCTTAATGAGCGAGCGTCAAACTTGACGTTGTGCCCAACTTTAATCAAATCACTAAAAAACAATGGACGCAGTTCCTCAAGTACGACAGAGCGAGACAGTTGCTCAGGTACAGGTAAGTATTGCGCTGGGATGTGGTAACGAGCCTTAGCGGTGGACTCTTGACCACTCTTGAGAACTTTTCGGTAACCCTCAGGAGGGACAGTAGTACCGTCACCAATCTCTTCGGGAACCAAGATGGAGCCTCGGCTGTGCCCCATAGGGATTGCCCATGAATGACCTTTAGTAGCAATACCTAGCCAAAAGACTTCGTTACGCAAAGGATCAAGCGCAAGCATCTTGCGGTAATCGTCTTCTATTTTCTCCCGTGCTTTACGAGTGATGTCGGGAGATGGGTTCTTGAGTTTTGCGACATGCGCTTTCCATTCCTTCTCAATGTGTTCAAGAAGGTCGGGATGGCGATCAAGGATTCCACGGGACTCAATGTCAAACGCAAAAGCCCCAACGTTTTGGATAACTGCGATGATCTCATGTAGTTCTGCGATGGTAGACACAACATGGGGCGCTGGGCGCCCCATGTCATTGTCTTTAAGTGTGATCACGGCTTATTTGTCAAAGCCGAGTTCTTCTGATGCAATTTGCATCAAGTCACGCTTAGAAGGAACCTGAATGATTTCTTCTGTGTATGCGTTCTCCTCAAGTTCAGTGAGTTGATCGCTGGTAATCGCTGCAAGACCCCACTCTTCAAGGTCAGCCGCTTTGACCATCTGAAGCAAGGTGGACGATGTTGCGCCCTTACCTGTGCGTGAGATAGCCCAGTAGTGCTTATCAAGAGGACCTGTACGGTCGCTGTTGTGGAAGTTCTTCAACTGGTCAATTACTCGTGGACCAATTTCCAATGAACGGAGCGCTGGCTCTTCACCTTCGGTGAGAAGTGCAACGTTGAAGTTGTGACGCTTGGACGGACGGCTACCTGCTTTGCAGAGTGGGCAGTCTTCGCCAATGCATACGAATGACTTCTGACCAGAACGCTCAAGCCAGTGCTGACCATACGAAGCGTATGGAGCATCACCAATGAAGCGAATGATCTGAGTGTCTTCGGTCAACTTAAGACGGACGGCGTAGTTGCTGTCGCCTGTCTTTACGGAGTCAACACCGCTCCAACCACTGCGGACAACACGGCGTGCCTTTGGAGCATCGTCTTCGTCTGCAACACGGGCTGGTCGTGGCTTGGCTGTGATTTCATCGTCATCTTTTGAGATGGCTGGCTTCTTACGAACGACAGGTTGGAATTCCTGCTCGTCATCTTCAAATTCATTAAATGGCATCGTTTTTCTTTCTGTGAGTTACTTTGGATAGTTTTTTGATGTGTGATTTGCAAACCCCGACCAGTCTGCTTGCGCAGTATCTAGTTTGAAGGTTTGTATTGCTTCAAGTAGAAACTCTACCTGTGTCCTGCTGTAAAGCCTCCGTCCTTTTACAGATTTGTTAGGAATCTGTGCAGTCTTCGGAGCGGGAGTACGGTAGGTGGCTTTAGGTACCCACCCTCGTGCTTCCCACATACGAATTGTTACGGGCTTTCGGTTTACAGCAATTGCTAACTGACCAATGGTAAACATTTGCATGTCTTCTCCATTGATCCGATAGACCTTGTAGCGAGCGCCGTTAAAGCGATCACTTAAATATGAATCTTGTTTCTTAGTTGATGGGCGATTCTTAGGCGCACGGGAACCTGGAAAGTCAGGCAGGTCGCCAAACATTTCAAGTGCTTTGTCGCTCACGCTTTAAATGCCCACGTTTCTTTTTCAACATAGAACGAAGTAATGGTTTCTTCATGGTCTTTGTGTTCCCATGCAAACTTAACGAGGTTGTCCTCGTCCACAACTTCAACAACTTTCTTAATGGTGTCCCAATGACCGTTAGAGCGTGCCCACTGTTCTACAGCCATGGTGTCCAATGAACGAGAGATACGGCGCTCACGCTTTAATTCAAATGAGCCAACCTTCAACCACTGGTGTCCCTTGTCGTCTGTGTAACCAAACACAGTTACAGCCTCGGCAAGTTGTTTCTTCATGTCGCCTAAGCGCTTCTCAAGAATGTCAACAGTCTCTTTGGACTTCTTGAACTCTTCGGCAAGGCGCTCTAAGTGGACTTCATCAAAGTCTTTGATGATTGATTCTTCTGCTGGTTTTTCTCGTTTTACTGATGCCATCGTTTTTCCTTACAGTTGTGATGTTGATATGAAGTCAGACAGGGTACCGATTGTTAATTCAAACTTACCCTGACTGTCGTAATTTCCGTCAATAAAAGCCTCATTGATGCCACGCTTCTGTTGAAGCATTTCATACTGGCGTTCCTCAATTGAACCTTTCATAACGAAGGATGCAACTGTAACGTGGGGGTGTAACGAAGACAACCTGATAATGCGAGCCTCTCGCTGATCCAGTTTCCCAGCGCTCCATGGCAGGTCATAGGAGATCAGATAGTTGGCATTTGGCAAGTCCACGCCGTATCCACCAGCGTCTGAGGACAGGAATATACGGGTATGTGGGTCTGTAGCAAACTGTTGTTTGGCGGCGTCTCGTTCTTCAGCAGACATACCACCCATAAAAAGAACACTATTAGTCTGAGGTTTGAAAGCCTCTTGCAACAGTCGTAAATTCTGTTTAAAGAATGAAAAAAGAACAACTTTACTGTCAGGGTCACCCGACAGAATGTCCGTTACATACTCAATGACCGATGCCATCTTTGGCGATTTGGCAGTCTCTGATAGCCAACCAGCCTTAAGTATCTTGTCCGCATACTGGCTTCCGTCTTTGCCTTGTGTCTCTCGGAACTTACGAGCAGAGTCGTACACAAGGGCTGGGTTGTCACACAGCATGCGCAGGATAGTTAGACGAGACATGATCTGTCCTTGTGCTTCTCCGCCACCGTCCCCGCCGTTGTAGTGGGACCACAAGTCAAAACCACGTCCATGTGTTGCAATGGCGTTTGCTATTTCTTTAAGAAGATCTTTAGCAATTGACTCATAGGCAACTGCGCCAGCGTTATCAAAAGATACAGGTATTACCTGATGTATAACTTTTGGCAATTGGTCTGCGATGTCTGCTCGTGTCTTACGGACCATTGACTCAGTGAGACTGTCTTGTAGTTGCTTAAGGTTTCGGTAACGGACTGGTTTACCGTAGTGGTCACGAACAATGAATGTGCGGTCAAAGATGTCAAAACGACCTAGCACTCCCTTATCTACGAACTCCATAATAGAGAACAATTCTTCTGGTTTGTTCTCAATAGGTTGACCTGTTAGCGCAAAGCGGTAATGGCACTTAGCACCAAGGCGCTTAAGTAACTTAGAACGCTTTGCTCTAGGGGACTTAATAATGGTTGCTTCATCTATAACCATGGCGTCAAACTTAAGTGCAAGAAACTCTTTCTCATCTTTTACCAACATCTCAGGGTTGACAATGACATAACGACAACGCATAGCGTTACGCCATAGTGGTGCACGGGCAGTCTTAGTACCATCAATCACAATTGCTTTTGAGTTAGTGAACTTTTTGATTTCACGAAGCCATTGAAACTTAAGTGATGAGGGAACCACTACCGCTACACGATCAATCTCTCCATCATCAAACAGGCGTTCAATGGCGGCAAGTGTTGTTGGGGTCTTACCAGCGCCCATGACCATAGCAAGCATCATCTGTCCACGATCAACCATGCGCTCCATGGCTTCCTGTTGAAACGGATAAAGGGTGCCATTAAAGGTCATGTAGAAACCTCTTGTGCTTCTATCCAAACACGAGCACCACAACGATCAGGTGTGTCGGATTGGACAACTGTGGCTGATGTGGTTCCACAGTTTGGGCATTGAATGTCTAACGAACGGTGATGTGTAGACCCTTTGTAGGTTCTATCAATAATGGCGTTAATACCTTTTTTAATGTTTTGCTGGTGGACGTGAATGATGTGTTTCATTACATCCACCAAGGAATAACAGACGCTTGCTTAATTGCGTAGTCCACTTCTTCGTCTGTCATGTCACCAATGTCTTTGGCGTCAGTCTTGCTGTAGTCCAGGAAGAAGATACCGTCACGAAAACGTGGCAACGCTTTTAACAAAGTCTTAGCCGACTCAATACCTGCTTTGTCATTGTCCATTGCAATGATCACACGCTCTGCTGACTCAGAGAGCAATGTCATTTGCTCGTGGCTTACATGAGCACCAAATGTGGCGAGTGCTTGCATACCCCCGAATGATGATGCAAACCTCACCACATCTAGTGGTGATTCAACGAGCACAGCAGTCCTTGACTGAAAGCGTTCAATACCAAAAAGTGTCTTGCTCTTCTTTACACCAACTGGATTGTTGTTGAAGTACTCAGGACCTTTCTCTTGCCATCCCATTAGTTCACCTAACGGGGACACGATAGG